TTTGAAACTGAAATAGGTAGAGCACCTGAAGAAGAATGGAAAAAAAGAGCTGCTATAGGTGTTCCTTTAGGAGTAGTTGGTGGAGCAGCGGAAGGACTTCCCGTTGCTATTATGGCAGCGAGAAAAGGAAGAAAGTTTGCCAAGGTAGCGGAAGAGGGAGACACTGCTCTAGCAAGATCACGAGAAGAAGCTATAGAGCAAACAAAAAAAGTTCTGTCTTCTCCAAAGCCTAAAGATAAGCGTACCATAAATTGGGCAGACAAACAACTAAGAGCATTAGATGCTGCCAAAGTAGAGGCAGGTATACTTATTAAAAAGGAACTTGGCCCAGATGGAGAGGAACTTGTTGCAGGTCTTTCAAGGGAAACTGTAGATGGAATAAAAGCAGCAGCAGTAGAAATTGCAGAACGAGTTGGTTTTAATTCAGGTGATCCTTTAGCACGAATTACTGAACGAGTGTCAGCGGCTGTTGCAGATGGAACACTTGATACTATAGAGCTTAGAAAAATTGCTCTTAAATATGATTTAAATATGGAAGATTTATCTCACCTATTTATGGCAGAGGTTTCTGAAGCAGCCCGTACTTTACGGAGTATGCGTACAGTAAAGCATTTTACTACTCAAAGTGGAAGAGATGCTAGAGAAGCAGCTACAAATAAGCGTAACTCTTTACAAAAAACTTTACACTCTATGAGTCCTACCAGTGTAGAAGAGGTAGAGTATTTAACACGAATTGGTAGCATGGGTAAACGTGCCAATGCATGGATGCAGGAAGCTAATAAATTTCGTTTACGATTAATGACTTCTCAATTTACTACAACCATAAGAAATATGGAGAATGTTGGGCTACGATTACCTTTACATATGATAGAATATGTTTTAACCGGGACAGAGAATAGCACTATTAGAAAACGTCTGGCTTCTGCAGCTAAAATTCCTTTTGATTTATTTGACAAAGCTTCTGGAGATATTTTTGCAGAAGTATATAAAGAAGCCGTAGGAGAAAAAGGTGCTCAACGTCTCTTTAGGGCAGCAATGGACACTGCAACTAGCGTGAACCCAGAAAGTTCTTTAGCCAAAGCAGGAAGAGCAGTAAATGTTCTTAATACTTTTGTAGACAATGCAGTAAAAAAGACTGTTCTATTAGCTGAAATAAGAAAAATAGCTGGGGGAACAGCCGAATTAAATGAGATCATTAGAAAAGGAAAGTTAAAAGAATTTCTTTTAGATAACCATGAAGCACATGAAGAAGCTATAGCTGAAACGCTACATCTAGTATATCAAAAATCTTATTCTCCAGATAGTTTTGCTGGAAAATTTATAAACACTGTAGCCCACTCTAACTTAGCTCCTTTATGGACCTCTGTTATTCCTTTTCCAAGATACCTAGCTAACCAAACTGAATTTATATATAGACACATGCCTATAATAGGAATGATATCTCCTTTATTAAAAGCTGCTACACCCGGTAAAAAATTAGGAAGAGGAGAGCTACAGAAAAGACTTGCTCAACAGGTAACTGGTATGTCAATGCTTGGAACAGCCTACCAGATTAAACTTACTCAAGGACCAGAGGTAGCCTGGAATCATTATGTAGACGATCAAGGAAAAACTCACGATATAACAGCATTGCTTGGTCCCTTTGCTCCTTTCATGTTTGCGGCTGATCTAATATATAGAATGTCAGAAGGAACTAATAAATATGCTATTCCTCTTATTAAAACTAAAGAAGATGTACGAACCAATTTAAATAAAGTAAATTTAAGAGAGGCCTTTAAAGCCTTTTCTGGAATACAGAGCCGTGTCGGAACAGGATTATATATAACAGATAGACTGATACAAGACGTAGCTATGTGGGCGGCAGATTTAGGATCAGACGAGACTACTAAAGGTAGTGATGCTGCTGAAAAAATTGCTGCGGGTTTTGCTGCAAACTATCTTAATACTTTTACCATTCCTGTAGGAATGTTCAGAGACTTACAAGCTTCCTTTGATCCTGAAGGCAGAAAAATTATGGATACGGATAGAGTAGATTTAGGTCGGTACTTTTTTAATCAATTACTACGCACCTTCCCTAATACGGAAGCTATGAGAAACACAGAGAAATTTTTTGGGCAAACAGGACTTGGTTTACGAAAGGACTCTGATCTTTTACAGGCTGGTAGGGGAGATCAAATTGAACTAACCTTTCCTACTATAAGGGAAGGAAGAACCAGATTTCTTCCCTTTAGAAGACAAACAACTGGTACTACTCTTATCATGGATAGAAAGGGTACTCCCCTTATAGATAAAGAACTTTTCTCACTGGGGTTAGCAAGACAAGATTACATACGTAGGTGGGGAAATGCTGACATGAACAGAGAATACAAAAGGCAAATGGGTATTATAGCAGAGAGAGAATTAGAACCTCTTATAACCTCTTCTAGGTATAGAAATAAATCAATAAACCTTAGAAGAGAAGAATTTAAAGACGCACTAGGGCCATTAAAACAAAGAGCAAAAGAAAATGCTAGAAGCATTGTGTCACGAGAGCGTCCTCATGAAGTCGCTGCCTGGGAGTATACTGCTATGCACTCCACAAAAAGAAGAGCCATAGCAAAAAGATACCAACTAGCAACTGGAAAAAGTCTTAGTGTTACAGAAGATTATCTCACGGCTTTACAATATAAAAAACCTAAAGCAAAATAAGACAATATAATATATAAAAATGTACCAGTATAATAATTAATTTAACATCATACTTAATAGGAAAGGGGGGCTTGACGCCCCTCTTTTTTTGTGTCCATTCCCTTGCTTCTTGTTCAAGCCGCATGTAGTTTCTTCAGGTTTTCAAAGTAAGCTTTATTAAATCCCCGCTCCCACTCTTTATAGAATGCAGTGTCCTGCTTGTAGGGGTTTGTAATTCTACCTCTGTGAAAAGCCTTGTATCCTTTGTCTACCTGAATAGAAAGGGGAGGCTGTCTATCTTTTTTCATTTGTTTCTCCATGATGATTTTGGTCCTAACTTTTTTCTGTGTCTAAGATGTTTAGGTTTATGTCTTCGTGTTACCCTTTTCTTAGATATAAATGTGCTGGTCTTCTTCATAGGTCAACTAGTTCACAAACATTTGCTACGCAAGCAAGTTCTTGTGATCCTGTAGTTGAATCTTCTTTTTCATAATCATCGAACAATTTCCAATCCACTTCCTTTGGCATCTTACTTAGCAGTTCTTTGTATTCTTTTTCACTGCAGTCCTGATAAGGGGCCTGTTTGTACGAGTGCTCTGACATAGGAAGAAAACTTACACCAGACATATCTTCAAAGTTATTGTATACAAAATTAGCCACCTGCAACCATTCCTTTTCTTTTACACTAACAGTAATAGAAGGCTTATGTTCACACCAATACTTAGCATATATCTGCCACAAAGTCAAGTGTTCTATAGCAGAGATTTCTTTTCTGGTTATGGCCCCGGCTGGAGATTGAAAGGGGAAGGACAGGACAGTTAAGCTATCTGGTTTTTCTGTCGCATCTTCATGTGGAAAGCCCTGATCAATTAAGAACTGTGTTAATGGGTCTTTTTTATCGGCTCGTATAGTTCTTATGTAATGGGGATTATGCCGTGGATGAATACCGCTAGCAGCATCAACAAGCTGACTGACTGTACCACTTGGCTTGACGCAGGTTATAGCAGCAGAAGGTTCTATATTAAATATCTTAGACCACTTCTCGTTTGTTTTAACTGCTACCAACCTTAGTTCATTTAAGATCGTGGGCAAATCATCCTTGGTTTTATTAGACAATAGTTTGTTGTCCATGATACCTGTCAAGGATACACCAAGCAATCTTTCTTCTTCCGTATTGCGGGTCCATTGTTTGCTTATACTTTTAAAATCTGTAAAACAAGATTGTATTGTACCTAATATAGTAGCTAGCTCCACCTTTCTTTGTAATGTTTTTACTGTATCATCTTCACGAACCACTACCTCTGAAAGATTACAAAATTGTTTGGGCCGCAATATAATCTCACTACATGGATTTGTACCATAATCAATGTCTGCCTCTCTCCTATCGTACTTAGCCGCTTGCTTCTGTGCAGACACCCTATTAAAAATACCACGTTCACCAGACTTGCTTTCATACAAAGCTACCCACTCTCGCATAAATGTGCCTATGTCTGGTTTCTCTGTATAGCACACACTATTATTTGACAATGCTCTTTGTGGTTCTGTCTCCCACCATGAGCCAGACTTAGCATGACGCATACGGTCATCAGATAAGTTAGATAGGCTAATCAAAGCAGACCTACGAACACCGCCAACAATAACTACATCAGCAATTTTACACAGAATGTCGTGGCATTCAATACTAGATAATTTTCTACCAGAAGATTTCTTAAAAATATTAACGGTAAACATAAAAAGATTATGCAAGGGATCAGCGCCGCTTGCCCTACCACCAAAGGTTTTTAGTTTGGCTCCAGCGGGGCGCACCTTGGTCATGTCCCACTTAGGAACCATACCAGCATACAATAAATTTAGTAATTCTTTATAGCTCCTGTGCCATCCTTCTTTTGAATCTTGAACTATGATAGTGGTTTCACTATCTTCAAACTCATCTGGCACTGTAGGAAGTTGTGAAACGTACTGTCTCTCTACACTAAACCCGACACCCGTGCCGTGCATAAGAATATATAAACACTCATCAAAAGACCTTGGACTATCCACAGGAAGATAGCTGCAATTGTAAGCGGCTATGTGGTTGCGCTCTAGTGCCGGGCCAGCGGTCATCATGGCCCTCATAGAAGGCATCACCTTCATTGCCACAATAGCTACATATAAATCAGTGAACAATTCCTTCTTCATAGAATGCCCATGATTTTTAACTAAGAAAGATTTATAAAAATCTAATAGCCTTGTTACCGTTTCCTCCCATATTTCTCTACGTGCATCTTTTTCTATCCACCTAGCATAACGAGACATTGCTATTATTGTTTGATAGTCACTCATTAAATCAGTCATCTATTCGCCCTCCAGTACATTTTATATTCAGTTTTAAAACTTGTGTTCCTTCAAGATGTTCTAATACGTCAAATAACATTTCTTCTAATTCTTCTGTAGGATCACCATCAACAGGCATAGGAAACTCCTCATCATTTACCTTCAATAGAAGGGATACTCTTGCTCTTACTGACATTCTTTAATACTCTCAATCAATTTATTTAGATACCATGCCGCCTTCTCTAAGTCTTCTGCTTTATTCTTATAGGCTTCTCTCCATGTATATTTTAATACGTTGCCTTTACAGTACCCTTTAAATTCTTCATCACTAAGGGCAGCACGAATGGCCTGTATACATTCTATACCATAATTATTTTTATTATAATGCGGGGGGCTGTATACATTGTCTAATTTCTTTGGCTTTCTTAGTGAGAAATCTTCGTACACCGAATCTTGTTCTACCATTATGCATTTCCTTCTGTTTCAGAATCCAAAGTTAACGCTCCTATTTTTTCTATTTCACCAGAAACAGGCAGCAACATATGCTTTTCAACATAGCTCTGTATTAAATCTCTTATGAGTTCGTTTTCTTCTGTTGCTGGTATGGCAGCAGCCGCAAAGTTACACAGTACTACCATGTTACTAAACTCCTCTTCCGATAGAGAAGTCTCCTCTACATTTGCTACTATAGATACTTGTACTTCTCCTGCCCACTCCTCTTCCTCTTCTTCTTCTAATGCGCCCTGTTTTACAGGTCTTATAATAATAACAAAGTCATCTTGTGTTATATAATCATCTAAAAATGTCATCCTCTTTTGTCCTCTCAACAGTTATTATATTTGGTGGCATAGAGACTAGCCTTTCCTGCAACCATGTAATAGGAATTACTCTATCGCAATATAGTATATCTCTTTTTTCGCACCAAGCGGCGTAGGTAGTTTTAGAACCCTTTCTTATTTTCCTTTTACTGTTTTCAAAAACTAATCTTATATCTAAGGTGTCATGTTGTTTCCTAATCTCTGTATGTTTTCTTCTATCTGCAGTAGCCCAAAATCCTTTTACTTCTAGTATTATACCATTATCAAGAATAAAGTCAGGGGTATATGATCTAATAGAAAAATCTACCCATTGTATCTTGGTAGTTTCATATCGCAGAGCATGGTTTTCTTTTGTGATTTGTGCCGCCACCGTCTGTTCAAGGCCCGAACGAAACCCTTTCAACCTTGCCTTACGATATCCTTTTTTATTATACATCAAGCATGTCTATAAGCATAGCATGTTTCACAGGAATGTGGAAAAATTTCTCCCCTTTTCTAACATACCTGTTGCTTACTTCTTTTACTGTGGCTGTATTCCTAAGAACATCTGCATCTATTTTCCATGCTTGCTTACAGTCTGCCCTCAGTACATAGAACGTAAGATTTTCTTTATTTAGTAATTTCTTTTTCCTATAAGGAATACGTATCTCTTCCCATGAATCAGGCCAGATTTCCTTCCAAGAGAATTTAATTTCTACCTCTGAATTATATACCGTGCCATCTTTTTCTGTGATAATATCACACTTATAATTTTCTTTTGTACTTGTAATACTATGTCCTTCTTTTTCTAATAAGTAAGACACTACGCCCTTTCCTTTTTCATCTGCAAGAGCATATAAATTTCTATCAAAAGGTTTGTAATTCGCCATGTATAATATCCTCCAAATAAAAGGGGGGAAACTTACTTTCATCAGAAACGTACTAGCCCCTCGCCTACCTCATTGCTGTGTGAACAGAGGACTACTATGATGTAGATCAAACATCTTCGCCCCAAAGCCATTGTTGCAAGGTATTGCTTTTAAACCGTTCGTTACTAGTACGCATCAGATGAAAGCAAGTTCCCCCCTATTAAATAAAAATAAAGTTAGAACCTGCGAAAGAAGGGATCAGAAAATACAGTATTACGGTATGCATACCCCAACTTTTTTAATTCCTCTTGTAACTCTACATCAGCTTCTCGCCTTGCGTCTAGCGCAGTGCGAACTCCTGATAATCTTTTTCCTTTTAGTGCTGCCTTAGCATCACGCAATTGAACAGACATTTCTTGCACAGTTTCCTGTAACTCTTCAATTGACATGTCCTCAAATACATTTGTTTCTTCATTACTACTCATTATTATTATCTCCTTTCTTTATATCTATATAAAATACTGTGGGCTTTACCTTAGCCTTACTTACTCTAGATGTTTCGGCTTTCAAAGCATCACCCCAACAAGCATACTTAAAATTACAAAACCTACACTCTGTGTTAAGAGTATGGCTACCAGTTTCTTTTCCATAAAAGGTTTCCTTAATCGGACTATAACATCTATGGAATTTATTTTCTTTTAGTTTTTCTACAGTGTGTTCTAATTTTTTAATGACAGTAGGTGTATCACTTGTATACTTTACATATTTAAACTCGCCAGAAGAATGGTTGATAACCCACCATCCCCCCGGTTCCACACCCTTACCTTTAGAATATATAGCTAACTGTCCTATATACCCAAAGCTGTCATTCTTTTCTACGTGATCACCGTCCAACCATTTATTTTTATAGCTCCAAGGACTAGCAGATTTAATATCATCTACCTTATTATCAAGCACCAGATCATATTCTCCTGAGATTTTTTCATCACCAATCTCAGTCTCTATTTTTTCTGGCTCTTCAAACGTAGCCCCTGCCTCTTTAAGAACTCCTTTAAAGACAGCTTCGGTAATATCTCCGATCATCATACGCAGTAAAAAATTAGAGGCAGGTGGAGTAGCAGCTTCGGGCCTGTTCTTTTGAAACCAAAGTTGACAAGTAGCCCTACCAATATTGCTTGCCCGTAAACGAAAGGAACCTCTAGTCTCTCCTTTATTAAATTGTTTACGTACTGCTGCTTCCACATGCTTTACAACACCTTGTATATTTTCCTCAGACATAGAAACTTTACCCTCACGAACATTGTCAAGATAAGTATGTACTAAAAATTCTACAGGATGTTCTACTTCCATAATAATATCCTTATTCTACATCAATAAAAGAATCAACAACCTTTGCTTCCTCTGCAGCAAACGGCGGCAGACTTGCTTTTTGATCATAAGATTCTTTAATGAATTTGTTATAACCATTCACCCAATTTTGAAAATATATTAGAGTTTCACTATCCTTCGGTTGCTCTAACTTAATCTCCTTTGTAATATTAACAACAGGAACAGGCTGGTATAACATGTTACCATTAGTCATTGGTGAGCCATCTGTAGTTAAAGAAATATCATGCTGTGGAAATAGCCGTCCAGTTTCTCTATACTTAGCCAAGGCATTTCCCATGATTTTAAAGGCATCGTTGTTTTCTATTTCCCAGATAATTGGAATAGCTTCCCCCTCTGTTTCCACAACTTCTCCTGTTTCAGTAAGATAAGAGGTAAAAGAAACTGTACCAAAGATAGCTCTAACTCTTTTAACAGCAGAGATTAGCTTGCGAGTTTTTTCTGGTACATCTTTCCAATCTTTTATATAACCAGAAGGACGACCACAATTAAACCCACCTGTTTCATCAATAATATCTGTATTATTAAATACTTTATAGTCATGTGTAAAAACAGACTTAATGTATTTACCTTTACGTCCATAAGAATCAGGAGCAGCATAGGGCATCCAACGATTATACCTATACCTCTGAAGAAACGGACGAAAGTTAATCTCTTCACAGTATTTAAACTCTCCTGACCCATCGTCAAAACGATAGGTTCCACCAGGAACTACTTCCATCTGGCGGGTCTTACCGCCTGTCTCAACAGCCCCCATCACTGAACGATGCCATATCCTTAGTCTACAAATAGCATCCGAACGAGATGTAGGGGTAGCAGCTTCTTGTGGTATGCCCATAGCCTCTGCAAGGGCTTCGTAATTAGCAGTATCCATAGAAATAATATCTGTGTCCATAAATTTTTCCTTTCTTTAGTTGAAAATAACTGCACCAGTATACGCATTTTACTAAAAATGTCAACAACAATCTTGCATTTCCATCCAATTTTTTCCTATCTTACACTCTAATTCAAGAGGAATATCAAACTGTATACCAAATCTGCGGTATAAAGAATCCTCTAGAATTTCTTCTGCTTGTTTAACACAGGCCAGTACCTTCTGTTCTTCTGATGGAAAACAATCTATCACCACACTATCATGAACGCTATTAACAATCAAGCTTTTAAGATAAGCACTACGCATCTTTTGTTCTACCAATAATAGTAGAGTTTGTACTACATCAGTAGATAAAGATTGTACTGGATAATTTTTCACTGCAGTAAAATGTGTTATACCACCGTTTTGTCTGCGTTGTGCATTAGGAAATGCAAACTGCCTACCAGTAACAGTAGTAACCATGCCTGTAGACATGACTTCATTGGCAAGTTTACTATGCCAAGAAGCAATGCCATAGTATTTATCAGTGAATTGTTTATAGTACGCTGCCTCTGCAGTTGTCCTACCAAATCCTGTAGCACCAAACAGTGGTGCAAAAGTATGTGCCTTTGCTTCTTGTCTAGAAATTTTCTGTCCAGATTCTGTGATAATTTTAGCGGTGTAACTATGAACATCCACCCCTGTGGCGATTTCCTGCTTTGCAACTTCATCCTTTCCCAGGAAAGCCGCCACTCTAAATTCCAGTTGTGAGAAATCTGCTTCTATAATCTGCCCATTATCCCAACGAGAATAGAATACTTTCTTAATTGGAAACGTCTGTCCTCTTGGCATGTTCTGTAAGTTAGGGGAATCAGAAGCTAGCCTACCCGTTGTGGTTCTGTGCTGTATTAATCTAACATGTAATCTACTGTCCTCTTTCATAAAAGTTTCTATGCCCTCTACAAAAGAGGATAGATAGGTATCCAAAGCAGACAACCTACGTACTTTGTATAAAAAACTTTCAGCCTTATCCATGTCTCTTCGTTTAGCAACCTCT